AGCGTCTATAGATACCTGCTCGTCGCAAAGGTCAGCCGCCGCCTCTAGCGCAGTCGAGTCGATGTTTACGTTGCTTTCGCCCAGCCCATAGCTTTGGTCGAGCATGTAGTCGCGCAAACAAAGCGCAGGGTTTGTACTATAGGCAGTGACACTCGTGCGCGGGTCAAAAACGCGCTTGCCTTTGATGACCGCTGTAATGTTAGGGACGCCCTGCGGAAACTTGTCCTGATTCCATTCCAGCTTAAATGCTATGTAGGCAATGCCACTTAGCTTGTGGTCTGCTGTCCACTCGGTAATAGGCGTCAGTAGGCTAGAGGCTGATTGCCCTGACGTACCCAGCTTCGTAGTGTCCATTGTGACGTATGTACCCCAGTCATCTTGGAAACCACCTGACGCAGTCCAAATCTTGTTATCGTTAAACCAAACTTCTTCGTAACTATTGATGTGATGCGTAGCAAACACGACAGCCAAGTGCAGATACTTGTTATCACTACCAGAGTGAGCGATGAAAACGACGTTGCCGCCGACTCGCATTTTGCCGTAAATGATTTTGCGGGTGCCAGCAGGCTCGCGGGTTGTCTGCGTTATGCCTCGCATCTGCGCGCCGATGTTAGGCTTCGGTGCGAGCGCACGTGACACAGCAGATAAACCAGCACCTAAAGCAAACGCACCAAAAGCGGCTTTCCAGCCGATAAGGAATTTGCCCGCCGCGACCATCGCTGACCCGACAGATACTAGCCCTGCAATGGCGGAAACGGCCATGTACTTACCTCAATACTAAAGAGTAAACGCGCTCAATCTCTTCAAAGTTCAATCGCTCTAGGATTGCGTCGAAGGGTTGATGCGCTTTTGTGTTTACGTGTAGCTTTGTAATGCCCTCTGCCGCTAGTGAGTCGATGGCATACTTAATCAGTTTCACGCCTGTTAAGCCTTTGCGAGCGGCCTTGGTCAAAAAGATAATGTCGTTGTTAGCAAACAAATGGTCGCGATAGTGCAGTGACTTGTTAACGATGACTACGAAGTAACCCACTAGCGTGTCGTCTTTGCGCGCTGTGTAGATTCGTAACGCATTGATGGCGTCGAGTCGCGCATAGCCTTCCCAGTCAGGGTTCAGCTTGATGATTTCTTTGTTGAGGGCTATCTCTTTCCAATGCTCCTCAAGCAGTGGCTCAATCTCGCGCCGCACCTTTGCCAAATTTTCTAGTGCAAATTGCATATCTGCTCCTTAGTGACGATGCGTGTTGCTACCGTCTTCATCAGTGTCATTACCACCACCTCGACCGCCGCCGCCGAATGCCGTCACCTGACCGCGTCCCCAAACAATCTCCTTCTCAGCCATCTCAGCAACAAACTCAAGACCTTTATCATTCGGATAATCAATCTTTTGGTCCTCGGCTGTGTAACGTCTTACGCGGGTGCGCTCAAACTCAATGAGGCGGTTTTCCACGGCCACCTGTATCGTCGCAGTCTCAGACGAGTCATTGATGACCATAGTGTCCATGAAGCCGCTAAAGATGACGACAGGGCTAGTGATGACGCCGTTGCTTGCGTCCATAGCGCCGAGCAATACTTTTAGCTCGCGGCCTTGGTAATCCTCGTCACGCGCTTTTGCTAACAATGGGTCAGTAATCCCTGACAGGGTTACGGTAAGACCGTTGGCTTGTAGCTCGGATGACTCTGCAATCTCGCCGATAGACAACAAGGTGCCAGCACCAACGTAGTCAACACTGCTAACAGTCAGCGTGCCGATGCCGTTCCAGAGGTTCAGATTGCCTGAATCGAATGCACACTGGACGAGGACTATTGGGCGGACCAAGTCGGCGGTAACTGCCGTTTGCATCCCCGATGTCAATGACCTGCTCATATAGCCTCAACGCAAGCAAAAGTGAAACCGTACAGACTAGCCTGATTGATGCTCCATCCGATTTCATTAGAGGCAAGCCGCCACGTTCCTTTGGGTAGGGTAAAGTCGAGCGGGCTACTTGATGCCGCAACCCGAAGCGGTGGCATGATATCAATAGAGGATGAACTATTTACTTCTGTAATGATGTAAAGCGCACTACCTATCTCAAAGTAGTCACCAGCGACAGCCCCAGTAAATGAGCCTGTCAGCGTAGTCGCGTTGATAGCGCCCGTGCTTGTCCCTGTGGCGGTCGTATTGTGTAAAGGGTTGCCAAGGGTAAAGGTGTTTGCTTGACCCCGTAGGCCCGCAAAGAAAGCCTCTAACTGCTTTGCGTCTGCGCGCTTCATTGGTGGCAATGTAACTTCTGCCTCCCACCTTACACCCTGATGCTGATACACCTGCTGGTCATAGGTAAAGGGAGACTGACTAATAGCCGTTGCAGAGCGCAACCGCATTGTCATCGACTGTATGCCTACACTAGGAAACGCCGCCATTATGCACCCACCATTGCCTTGCTGAAGCCGCCACCACGCATTCTAGCATCAGCGACTGCTGACTTGGCCGCATTGCTAATCTGTGGAAGTAGGTTAGCAATCTCAGCACGTACGGTTTGCTGTACGCCTGTCGTAACGTTAATGTTCTGCACCACTGTAACACCACCACCGCCTAGCGCGTTGTTAGGTACGACAGCCCCGTTACTTGATGGCACCATAAGCTCGGGGCCGCGCTCACCAACCAAGTAAGGTGTACCGCCTGACACAGGGCCACCAGTTGCCCGTGTCTTAAGGTTATCCATGAACCCTTTACCAAAACTGCCGCCGTCAAAGAACGACCCAATACCACCCTGTAATGCTCTAAACAGCGGTTCGGTTAGATAGTATTGCACCAGCATTTTTATCAGCGAATCTACGATGCTCTTTGCTAGCCCACGGACAGCGTCACCAAACTTCTTAGCGCCTGTCACGCCATCCACAAATGCCTGTGTAAAGTTGTTCATGGTTTGCAGAGCGAAGCTATCGACCATCTGCTTCAAGTCAGGTAGCTTCTCATTGACTAACTCATCGAGTGAGTTGCCAAACATTTTGACGCCGTTAATTAATCCCATATACCACGGCTTTTGCGCAGTGACAGTTATGTTTGCTATAGCGGCTTCCGTATCGCTAGTGGTTTCTTTAATACCAGCGCGCAAACGGTCAAACTCTGCAAGCCATGCAGAATAATCAGGTGCTTCGGGTTTAACAGGTCTTTGCAGTGACGCGACAATTCGGTCATTTTCTGCAATCAGTCGATTAGCTTCAGCCCTTGCCGCTTCTACAGAGGGGTAACCCAGCTTGTTTAAAATATATGCTGGGTCAAAATTAGTGTCTTCTTGTTGCGCTTTTGCAATCGCCTGCAACCCTGCGTTTATGCTTATAATTTCCTTACGCATTTCTTGTCCAGCGTCTGACAAGCCATCTAAACCAAATATGCGTCGGAAATCAAAAACAGCTACGTTTAGGTCATAAATTAAATTGTTGAAAGCAGTGTGTACCTGAGCTATGCCAACAATCATTGAGCGGACAGCAGACAGGAACTTATCGACTATAGCTCTTGCAAAGCCTTCGACGCCGTCAGTACCGTCCAGCGCCTCTAACTTTAAGTTTTTTAAATGCGTGAACAATGACTCTAAAGCAGGCGCAACAGCGGCAGTTATTTGCAATACCATGCCACGGAATAAAGCGCGTAAGCGAGTAAACGCGTCGTTAGCGTCCTCTACACCTTGCGCTGTTTCTTCTGACAGGACTAAACCAAGCTGTTCTGCCTCTTTAAAGACAGCATCCATTTCGTCGCCAGTCTGCTTGAGCATGTTAATGACAGCAGTACCTTCGGAGTCGAACAGTTTAAACGCGACGGCTAGCTTTTCTTCTTCGCTACCTAATTCCTTAAACGCCTCTGCCAGCAGTTTCATACGCTCATCAAGCGGCACCTGCTGTAACTTTTCTGCATCTAGTCGTAGCTTTCTAAAGGCGCTAACGGCCTCGCCTGTGCCGTCTGCCGCTTCCGCAGTACGACGAACAAAGCGTTGCATTGCCATGTTGAGGGTGTTGGTTTCTATGCCAGCTAGCTCGCCAGCATATTGCAGTTTGCTTAGGGCATCGGTCGTCGTGCCTATCCTGCTCGACGTCTTAGCTAGAACATCAATAGACTTTAGCGACTGACTAATCAGCAGGCCCAAACCGCCAGCGCCTACAGCGCCGACCAGAGCGGTCTTAAAGCTGAAGAATACTTTGGAGAGTTTGCCAAAGGCGGCTTTGATTCCGCGCAAGGCTTTCTGCGTTTGGTCAAACGCTTTGATTACAATGCTTACAGACTCAGTTGCCATCTTTCGACTCGCTCATAATCTTGAAGTAAGCGAGCCACTCATGAAACTCAGTAACCGATATCTGCTCTACTTCTTCGATAGTCTTGTGTAGGCGGTCAGCTAGTGCAATGAGATTTAACCTAGACTGACCGCTTCTTAGTTTTTTTCGACATCCTCAACTGACTCGATAGTGCCAAACATCTCATTGGCAATACCTGAGACAACGGTTGTCTCCTCCCCCATTAAATCGAGCTTATCTTCGGCAGAGGTAAACAGCTTTTCGCCATCTTTGCTTTCTGCCTTCATGACAATCAGGTCAACCATTGCGGCGATGCTAGGGTTCTGCATTACCTGTGGATGACGCTTCTGCAATTCGTTGAGGTCATAGCAAGTAAGTGGACGACAATACAGGCTAAACGGCCCGTCATCATCAGCCCACTCTGCAACGCTAATTTTACGGCGAGACTGCTTGCGCCGCGCTCGTAACTCTTTAGCGAGTCCCATTAGTTAGTTGACTCAGTAATTGCGCCTGATACCTGCACAGAGAATGACGCCTCTACCAGACCGTCATACGATGCAGAGATAGTCTTAGCAGTCACGATGCCAGCACCTGCGTAGTACTTCTCGCCAGTGCCTGTGCCAGTTGGGTGAATTTCCCAGTCAATAGCCGCGCCAGAATCAAGCACTAAGTGCTGTGCGTCTGCGTCATCCCAAAGCGCGTCGATAGTTAAGGTCGCGTCTTTGAGGCTAGACAGGTATGACTTAACTGAGTCACCCATTACAGTGTCCTCAATAGTGTCAGCCGTCTCATCAATAGAGTACGAGCGAACCTCACCAACAACTGCTTCTGTTCCACCACTAGCGGCAACCTTCACTGAACCGCTTGAGCCTTTATGTGTAGCCATGAATTTTCTCCCTTACGCGTCGCCGCGTGTGTATGAATAAAGAATCTGAACGGTAACGATAACGCCGCCTATGGGGTCTATTGTACCATCATCTACCTCAACGCTAATAACCTGCGTATCTATAGCGTGACCGCCACGCGTCCTATCATCGTCAAGTTTTTCGTCGATAGCCTCAACAATCTGATTGCGGGCTGTGTCGATGTTCTTGTTTTTCACAAAGCAAACTAGCTCATAGTCGATAGTGCCATGCCGACTCGTAGCACTGCCGCCCATGCTGGCGTCTTCTCGTGTCTCGTTTGCTGTGCGTACTAATATTGCTGGAAACTGTGCGTTAGACAGCTTATCAAAGTCGAATGGCTCACGCGTCACCTTCTTCACATTAGGCGTCGATATTGCCTTTAGCGTCGTGACTAGGTTGGCCGCTACATTCTCCCTTACGCTCATATCTTCAGTCCTTTAAAGTAAACATCGCGAATAGCGCGCGTGTCTTTACGGTTCAAGCCAAAGAATGGTCGCCTGCGATTGTTAAGCGCCGCTTTCTTAGACTCTGCGCTTTTGCTGAAGAATATCAAGCCGTCTTGTCCCTGTAGCCCTGACATCATGGAGCCGCGCATCTTGCCTGTAAATATCAGCTTAACCTTATCGACGGGCCTACCTTTGCTCTGCCTAAACCCTTTGTATGCTTCAGAGTATGGACGAAAAGGTTGCTCGTTTATATCAAGTCCAAGGTTAGTGCGCTTGTTGATGCGGTTGACACCTTCTGCCGCCGCTCTGCGCATTGCTCGCTTGTGGTTCTTGGTAAACAAACGACCTAGCTTCTGCACCATTTTGCGCAGGTCGCGAGGCTTTGTGTCTATGCTTACAGTAATCATCGGTCTAGGCGGTTAAGCGCTACAGGCTCTTTTTCTTTGTCGGTGACAGTGCCGTCGTTGTCTGCGTCGTACTCGACACCATCTTGGAATACTGCGTCTAACTCCTCACCATAACGCGCTTTATAGAAGTCAATCATCTGCAAGAAGCGGTCATCATCAACCCAGTTAGTTAGCTGTGGTAATGCGTACTTCCACAATACAAGATATGCCGCGCTTCGTGTCCACTGTGACTCAGTCAAATAGCTTGCAACCATCTCACCCTGTATGCCCTTACGGTGCCACCAGCGATTGCGAATCTC